CTACGGACGTGGTTCTGATATGGAACCGTGGCGGTCACAGCAAGTTCAACCAGAATGAGGTACGGTTCTTCAATGACAGCAAGGCCGCTGCTGCTTATGCGGCAAAGGCTAAAGCGCGAGAATTTGCAGAGGAGCTGGAGTCATTCGGTATCACCTGGAATATGGAGGAAATCAAGTTCTTCAATCATCTTCCGACTCTCTATTATAGCTTCAATGTATGGGGCAATGATGGCTACAATGTACATATTGTTCACGGTAAATATAAATAAAGCCTATGAATATTCGAGAATTGAGAAAGGCATTCCCTTTCATTACGACCGATGAATTGAAATATGCGGTCAAACATAACGAGTACAAGACTGAGAGAGGCTTCTTGAAGCGTATGGCACAAATCAATGCCAAATACGAAGAGAAGGCCAATCGTAAGGACATCGTATCTATCACTATCAAAATAGTGTGGAAGCGTTCAAGCGTGTGGGGCAGCAATCCTTACGCTGAATACTGGGTACGATACGTTGATGGAACCACCAACTATGGGAAAGGCTATACATGTAGCGGTTGCGGCTATGACAAGACATCAACTGTGATTGCCGAGATCTTCAACCAGGAGTTCTCTGGTATGTTGTACCGCAAGCGTCATTCCAGAAAGAAAGCCCCTTACGGCATCCGTATGGACGGATGGTTCCCATCGTTCTCTGGAGGTGTAGGAGAGAGTTGTTATGGCGCAATCTCCAGCTTCCTTGGTGGCCACTGGAAGCATGTGGCCTGGAGTGATAACTTCGACCAGTTCGAGGCTAATTTCAAATGTAAAAAGAAAGCAGCATGAATACGCCCATCTTTACATTGTCTGCCACCCACTTGAGCAACGAGGATGAAATCTTCGATGCTCTTGCGGTGGTGGATTATGAATCCGAGGACGCTGCTATCGGTGCCGCTCGTGAACTGGCTGGGAAACTGGCCAGCAGCTATGATGACGTTTGCCAGGTTACTGTGTACGGTGGCGAATGGCGCACTCCTGGAGGTGATGTGCATGGGGAAACCTACGACATATTCACAATCTCCAGTAAATCTAAGGAAAAGACTATGGAAGCCCGAAAAAAGGCTGGATATGTTCAACTTGAAGTAAACGAATACATTGGTTAATATGGAAAGAACAAAACTATGGCCATGTCCGTTAGACGAGAAGAATCTTTGCACCGACTGGATTGAAGAACTTTTCGAGGATAATGGCATCCTGCGAACACCTAATGACGGTCATAACGGAGTGAATCAGTTTATCGCTTTCGTTGAAAAACGGCTCTGCTGCATAACGTGGGAGCATGGAAGCAACCAGCTGTCATTCAATGTGCTTCCAGACCATTTCGGAGCGTTCTATGCTGATGAATGCGCTACCAAGGCAATCGAGTTTATGAAAGCGAAGGTTGCTGAGATTGAATCGTGTGACAATGGAAGTGGAAACAAGATTTCCGTCCAGTACAACATCGAGCAGAATGATCGTATTGATTTCTTCTTTTACTGGGATAATTGTGATTAGCTATGGCATACGTAAACGACTTTGGTGACTCTGTTGCAATCAATATGAGTCACCAGCAAATGAAGGATCTGAAAGACTTGCTGAATGAGGCCGTAACATCTGAATCTGTTGATGGCCACAAGAAGGAAAGCTATCAGAAACTTTATTACGCGATTGACAATTTTGAATACGAACAACAAAACGGTTAGACTATGTTTCATACAAATTTCAAAGAACTTGTAGATAAGATTAAGCTGCAAGAACAAAGGGAGGTGAAGATGGCCGCTCTTGCTCATGGCGGTAGGTGTGTCATGGAGCAAGATGAAGATTCACAGCTTCCTCGCATTACGGTATATTTCCAGGGATTCACTGATAGCGTTGACCAGGTTGATGTTACTGAGGTGATTGTGGAAAATGACAAGTTATTCATCAAAGGCAAGATGTATGAGTCATGTGAAGAGGTGGAGTTTCCAGCTGAGCAAGTATATCCTGGAGAGCTTCACTACGTCCTTGATTCCATTAAGCCGACCAAAGAATTAGATTCGACAATGGCATACAACTACAACGTATTTGAAGATACGATTGACCTCCAGGAGATTTCATCCCAGGCGGTAAGCGAGATTATGAACAAGATTGACTGTGACCGTTTCACGGCATTTGAAATGTGCCAGAAGTGGGCCGATGAGTTTACGGAGAAATTCCGAAACCATAATTGGGGTGACGATGACATGTCGTACTACGATCACATCGACTTCTTTATCGAACAAAAGCTGAAAGAATTATGAAAGCGGAACTTGACAAGATTAAAGAGTTCTCGCTCTCCATGAGAGAAGAGGACTGTGTGCGCATGTTTGGCGAAAGCGTTGGCCACCACCTATGGTCAAAGTACACCAGCTTCAGCAATGATTTCATGCGCTGGTATTGTTATCTGGACAAAGATAATTCTTACATCGTTGCGAAAGAGGTTGAAAGGAACTGGAGCAAGATTCGTATTCAGAAAATGCTGGATGAGTACGAGAAGGAACATGGCCAGAAGCCTTTGTATGCCGAGTGTTATACGGTGTGGAATGATGAGCCAGATGAAATGCACTCCAACATCATCAAGCTGAACAGCGAGATTGATGAAGCTACTGATGACATGATTTTCTTCAATGTCAGTGATGCGAGCGGACTTATTGACCTCACGTTGGATGACAATGGAGAAGATTTTAAGGTTGTGTTAGACTCCATTCAATTTAGTAATGAGATATAACATGGAAACAATCACTATGCAACAATTCATCGAGAAGCTGAAAGCTCTTGGTGAAGGTTATACCGATTACTTCGGGTACAAGACACGTGAGGGCATCATTGGTGTTATCCGTGTTGACCGCATGAAGCGACTTGACCGTGACCTATGGCTGGTTTCCTGGAATGAAGGCTCATTCGTACTACAAGAAACTGACTTTAACCAAATGACATTTGACTTCCAGATTCGTGACTGGTTTGAAAGCCTGGAGATTGAAGAAGTCGTTTGGCGCAAGGTCTATCGTGGTGCCAGGGCGCAAGAGTTATGTTCTTATTTCACAGACCGCTTGACAGACCCAGAATGGGCCGAGCGTCCAATGTGGTTCAAAGACGATATGGACGAGGCCGTATGCGGTATCTGGCATGAGGACGGAAAGTGGGTATGCAACGACAATTCCAGCGGTGATAACTGGGTTGAAGAGTTCGATCGTGAACAAGATGCTCTGGATTATCTATTCTATTATAATAATGCTGATAAAAGTGAGGCATAAGGTAACAATTGAAATCGACATTAATTATCAATGTAAAATTAAATGTAACAAGCAATGAAAAAGATTTGTTTTTTAATGGTGCTTCTTTTGAGCATCTGTTTGGGCTTCACGTCATGCTCACAGTGTAGCGGTGGTAAGCCCCAGTCAACAACTTCTACGGAAGAGGTAAGCCAGGTCAACGACAAGGCTCCTCTGGTTATGGAGAACGTCATATCCACGAATCGCCAGGATATGTACCTCAACTATGGCCAGAACTACAGCTGGTTCGAGACTTACGTATTACTTTCCGATTATCTGGACGAGGATTGCGATGGTGCGATTGCTGAAATAAACTCCGTGTTCCAGGTCGTTACAGAAGTTGGAAATGGCTATGATACTAATGTGGTACTATTTACTAATACACCCGACACCAGTACAGTAGAAGTAAAACATGCGTTCTGGGTTGGTGATTATCCACTGAATAACGAACAGATTAAGATAACATTCACAGAAGCATTCGACAAGGTGATGGCTGTTAATTTACCGAAGCCTCATTCCAGACATGTCGTATTGCGAAAAGAAGTTGGGCCTAAAGCTGCTAATCCTCAATATATATTCGGCAATAAAAATGCACAGATTTACGTGGATGCCACTACTGGAGAGGTAAGCGACAAGAACCCTGCATTCGGTGAGGGCTTTACTATGCCTTTGGGCGAGTGGCCCTAAATTAACACCAGAGAGTATTAACGATGCCGATTAAAGTTTGATTACCTTATGCCTACTTTATCTGCATTATTTTGTATTTCATTTTACTTAACGAAAGCATGAATGCCATATAAAAGCGAGAAGATACCTATCGCTGGAACCAAACTGGATCTGCGTAGGAAACTTTCCGATGAGCAGAGACGAGCGGTGAAGATCCTTGCAGACCAGGGTTACAGTCAACGGAAATTGGCTGAAATGTTTGGTTGTAGCAAGGGTACTATTCAGCAAATCGTGGCACCTCAGAAGAA